CGGCCAACGCCGAAACGGCCTGAAACCCGCCGCTCACATGGACTAAAAGAAACGCCGAAACGGCCTACTCCAACTTGACAAAACACATTCAAATCCGCGTTCATGCGAATGCCGCACTTTTTGCAGTGGAATTCCGCTTGGCTTTCGCGGTTGTTCCTTTCGCAGTGTCCGCATTCGCTGCACGTTTGGGACGTGTATGCGGGGTTGACAAGCATGAGCAGACTGTCGTCCGCCAGTCGTGTCTTGTATTCGAGTTTGTCGGCGATGCCACCCAATGCTGCCGAGCGTAGGCTACGGTTCAAGCCGCGTTTCGCGGCCTGTCCGTTAGGCAGGAACACGCTTGGTCTGCCGGGGGCGTTTTTCGCTTTGGCTTTGCGGCTCATGCCTTGCAGGTTCAAATCCTCCAATACGATGAGATCGTATCGTTTGACGAGCATGCTGGTGGTCTTGTGCTGCCAGTCGTCTATGATGCGGTGCGCTTTCGCGTACAGGCCGTTGATTTCCCGTTGGACTTTCCGATACGTGCGGCTGGGCTGTCTCACATACTCCCGTACGTCTTTGCCGGACATGTTAATACGATGGGCTTGGCTTTTCTGCCTACGTCGTATCTCCCTGTCGATACGTTCCAAGCGATGTTTCGGTAGGTCGATGAATCTTCCATCCGACGTCGCGAGCGTATGCTTGCAGCCACGGTCAAGGCCGACTATGCTGCGGGACGCTTCACGTTGGATGGGCAACGGGTCGTTGACGAACACGAGCGTTCGTTTCGTCCAGTTGACGCCGACGCTCGTATAGTCGCGGATGGGTTGGCTGACGCGGACGCGGATGTGGATGCTGTACCGGCACGGTTGGCCGTCCAGACGATATGCGCCGGGGTTCTGTCCGGTGATGACGACTTCGCCGTGATGCCGGTTCAACCGCCGGTAGTTCGCGTTCGCGCCCTTGTTGTGCCAGCAGACGAAATACAGGTCGTCACGCCGTTTTTTGAACCGGGGCATCATGCCCGGGTTCCTATGCTTCTTCTTCAATGTTTTGCGGCGTTTGTTCGCGCTCCACCAGTCCGTGTTCTCTATCCTGTTCGGGGATTGCAGCACCATTGCGGGGATGGCTGCGAACCATGAGCATTCCAGTCTTACCTGACGGTCGGAGCGCATGTCCGGCCTCCCGTTCAACGGGACGGCCGTCTGGGATTTCCTGTCCCACTTGGTGCGACGGGAGCGCAGCTGATTGTATCTGCAACGCCATCCGTCGCACAGCCAGCGCATCACGATGTCCGGGTTGGTCGAATACAGGGGGACCTGCTGTCCGTCTGGGGTCGCACTCATGCCGAGATACGGGGCGGCTCCCCGTATCTGCACGCTTTCTATCACGACCTTCTGGGACATGATTACGATTATATCACTACGCGCGTAATGAGACAAGAATGGAACAAAGAAGGGGGTGGTTCCTCCCGGCATTGAAATACCGGGCATCCCCACCCGGAAACTGGTGAAACTCATAGCGTCCCCTGTTCTTGCGTCATGTCTCGGATGGCGTCCTCGAGCAGGCTTCTCGCGGCCTTGCATCCTTGAATGTATGCGCGGGATGGTTCCGTTCGGGCGTGGGCGTCGCTTGCATGTTCGAGTTTGAGTTCGCTGGAGATTCGTTTCCCTGCTTCGGTTTCCGTTTTGGCCAGCAGTTGGCGATCATGCTCGGTAAGCCAGGCGTCAAACAGTTCGGCTACGTTGGAGAATTGCGGGTTTGCCGACAGTGAATAGAAGTCCTCCGCGCCGTTTATGAAGATGTTCCTGGCTTCGCTGTCCGTCAACGGTTGGTTCACGCTCAATTGTTTTCCTCTCTTTGATGATGCTTGTCTTCGATGACCCGGATGCGTTGAATGCCGTCGAGATGAATGTGCATGGGTGTGCCGGTGATCCAATTCCAATACACGTGATCCAGCACGACGGGAATGGTTGAGCCGTCTCTGATTCGTGCCGTGATTGTTCTCTCCCACCAGCATCCGGTGTTGTGTTCCAGAATCTGAACGGGCGCGGTGACTGTAAAGCCTTGCAGTGGCTTCGGGGCTGTGTCATTGAATTCGACTTCTACCGTTTTCCCTTCGAATCGGATACGTATGTCATTGATCGCCGCATCAAGGAGTGGCTTGTGCCGTCTCCCGTATTCGCCGCATCCTTGACGGTCTCGTAATTCGTTCTTGTAAGGAATGTTGGCCGATGATGCCCCGTTCAAGATTCCAGCTCCTGGTTAATATCGTCGATATTCTTTCCTTCTGCCAGTCGAATCATCATCGCGATAGCCCGGCACATCTTCGGATAATCTCCGAACCGTAAGGCATTCCAGAACTGGAATTCGTATTGTTCCGTCTGGGATTGATGCTGCAGCGCATTGATGATGCCAAGCTGACGGCAGGTCAAAGCGACGGGCTCGTTCCTGTTTTCCGCATAATGCGTATACCAGAGAGACTTTCTCAGGTCTTCGACCGGCTTGTTCTTCGACCGGTATCTCCACACGTATTTGACGGCGTTGCCCATGCAGAAGCTCATGCCGGCGGTCAGGTCAATACATTCCAGACCGGGATGGGATAATTCGTAGTGTGCGGGATGTTCTACCGGATCGGCGTCACCGACTCGCGTCACTGTTTCATCTTTTTTTTGGTTTGCGGAGACCCTGTCCTTTAGGGCGGGGAGGAAGCAAACCGTCCTCCTTTCACAGATTGATATGATATAATGTGAAACATGGTCAGAAGGCATGCATGCAAGCGGGCGTACAGGTTCCGCTTCTACCCGACACCCGAGCAGGAACAACTGCTCAGGCGCACGGTCGGCTGCTGCCGAAAGGTCTACAATCTCGCGTTGGAAGCCCGTTCCGTCGCATGGACGGCGGAGCACAGGAGCGTCACCTACGTCCAGACCAGCGCCATGCTCACCCAATGGAAGAAAACAGCTGAATACTCGTACATGAACGAAGTGTCCTGCGTGCCACTGCAACAGGCGTTGAGACACTTGCAGACGGCGTTCTCCAACTTCTTCAAGCAGACCGGCGACTATCCGAGATTCAAGGCCAAATCCCACGGCGGAAGCGCCGAATACACTCGAAGCGCGTTCAAATGGGACGCCAAACGCAATGAACTCACGCTCGCCAAGATGCGCGAACCATTGCCGATACGATGGTCCAGAACACTGCCCCGCAAGACGGAGCCGAGCACCGTGACCGTAAGCTTGGACGCCGCCGGACGATGGCACGTCAGCATCCTCGTGGAGGAGACCATCCGCCCTCTCCCCGCCCGAAGGAACGCAATCGGAATCGACTTGGGAGTGGACAGCTACGCCGTCACCAGCGACGGGGAGACCATAGCGAACCCACGCCACTACAAGAAACTCGCCGAACGGTTGGAACGGGAGCAACGGACGCTGTCCCGCAAAACCAAAGGCAGCAACAATCGTCGGAAAGCCGCCCTCAAGGTGGCCCGCACCTACGCCAGAATCACGGACATGCGCCGTGACTTCCTCCACAAGTTGAGCACGAGGATAATCCGCGAGAACCAAACGGTGGTACTCGAAGACCTCAACGTGAAGAACATGGCCAAAAGATGCGCGCCGAAACCCGACCCGGACAATCCGAACCATTGGCTCCCCAACGGCCAGTCCGCGAAAAACGGGCTGAACGGAAGCATCATGGACGCCGGATGGTCGGAGTTCCGTCGAATGCTCGAATACAAGGCCGAATGGTACGGGCGACAGCTCATAACCATCGATAGGTATTATCCGAGCACGCAAATCTGCTCCCACTGCGGGGCGAAGACCGGGCCGAAGGGCATGCCCGGCCTCAAAGTCAGGGCATGGACGTGCCCGGACTGCGGAACAACCCATGACAGGGATTTGAACGCAGCCGAAAACATCCTCGCCGCAGGGCTTGCGGTTAGCGTCTGCAAGGACGGCAGAACCGGAACCAAGGTCTCGCATTAGCGTCCCCTCCTTTCTTGTTTTGTCGTAGCGAACAGAAACCCGAACCGTAAGATTCGGGAATCCCCCGCATTCATGCGGGGGAGGATGTCAATGCTCAATTGCTGCTCTTCTTTCCTGCGAACACGTGCAGGTCGTACACGTTCTTGTTGACGCCGTGGATGGAACCGTCCGGCCAGACTTCCAACACGTAATCCGTGTCGTAATCCAGGTCTCGAACGCTGAGGTCGCTCATGCCGTTGAATTGGAGTGTCCCGGCTTTCGGCTCGCCTTTCCACGTGAAGATGACAAGGCAGCCTTCCAGCTCATGACAGTTTCGGCCAACAAGGTTGGTCAGTTCGACGAGTCGCCGGTCATCTTCGGTCTCGAACCTGTCGTAAGCGTCATGCAAAGCGGTTTGAATATCAGAATAGATGCAGGAACACTTGCTGGTCAGATTGTCTTCATCCGATTCTTCCAAGTGGAAGATGGAACGCATGCGTCCAGACATCGTGACGGCCGCAACATGTTCCTCTTCCTGGCTGGGCTGACGGTAGGCGTGAGCGCGATAACCTTTGATGAATGCTTGTCTGAGGCTGTTACTTCCAAGGCCTGCATCCTTCAAGGCATTCAATGCTTCCTGCTGCAGGTCGATTTTCTCGGACACGATTAGGCTCCTTCTTCGATGTGGGCTGATGGATGCGAATCCGTTTGAATCAATGCGAATTCGAGTTCCACGCCAGGGTTGCGTCGCAGATAGGATTGCACGGATTCCACTCCGGCGACGATGCACGCGGCCTCACCACGTCGAACATCATGGCGCCCGTTCTGGTTGGCGATACCGGTCGCATACTCGTGAAGCCGAGTCAGCACGTCAACGTCAACGGGGGTTGTTCTGGTGTCCTTGCTGTAGTCCGTGTGTTGCCGGATCCAATCCAACAACGTCCAGTTGTCTCCCCATAGCATCAACGTTCCGGGATTTGGGTAAGCGTCATCGCCGGTGCCTTTGATCCGAATGATTTGTTTGAAGTTTCGTACTGGTTCACTCATTGTTTTCTGGTTTCTTGATTCCGGTCACGGCTTGCACGGTGACGTATCCGTCCGTGTCGAAGTAGTCGACCATGGCGTTGTTGTTCTGATACGTGTACTGGTCGCCGACCTGCTGGCAGAGTTTCTTTGCGTTGCGGACTTTTGGAGTTTCGATGACGCAGGCTTGCTCTTCTACGGTCAGCTGTTCGTTGTTCTGGATTTTCTGGTTGATTCGCCGTGCTGTTTCATCCCATTCGTCGGAGGAGGCGCTTCCTCCATGAGCTTCGATGATTCCTCGTCCGGCCCTGTGTTCCGGACCGATGATCCGGTCTTCGGAATCCGCAGCCATATATTCGGCGTGGGTCGGCACGTATGTGGAGGATTCGCCTTCCGGCAGTTGGATGGTGAATCGGGCTCTCCAACTTGCGGAACCTGTACTTGTTCGGACTCCGATCTTCCAATCTTTTGGAAGTTGACCGTTCTTCTGCAATGCTTTGATGTCCGCGCGCATGAGTTTCGCGTTTTCCGCCGGACTGCGACTGGCATCGTATTTGCCGCCGGTGATGGCGGTGGATCCCATGTAGCCTTCCGACTTCACGGAGGGCTTGATGATCGGCTCATCAACGGTCGCCGAGCTTTTCGCTAACAATTTGGAGGCACGCTGAATCATGTCGTTGGAGGGAAGTCCCGCCTTCTTGTTCTCGTTGGCGAATGTGCCATCGCTGTTTCTGAGCTGTTGTTTCGCTTGCGCTGACTTAATGGACATGATTTCGTTCTTTCTATTCAGATGACGGGATTCAAGGGAACATGTGTCGGATTGCCGGCCTCTACGTACTGCTTGTAGTCCGGGTCGTCTTTGCAGAGTGTCCAGTCTCCGCTGCCGTCATCATGGTAGGTCATGTTCGATTTCACGCCTTGTTCGATGAGATATCCATGGGAGCAGGTGTTGAGACGGTTTTGTTCGGGTAGTTTCATATAGTCGTCGAGGCTGTTGCGGTCTGCTTCGGGCAGGAGTGTGAAGTCTCCTATTCCGTTTTGGGTGTCTTGGATGCTTGTGTTGGCTGCGTGGCTCATTGGTGTTTTCTTCCTTCAATTGTTTATGTGGGCATATTCAGTATAACAGTCATATGCCGTAGAAGAAAATCCCAATGAAAGATATCCAAGGTTTAAGACAGGTGCCTAGTACCGAGAAAGCCGAACCGACGCCCGCAGATTCTCCAGCCTCTATCCGCTCTAGGCATTCTCGAAAGCCGCCTGATCGAACTTGGTATCCACGTGGATGGTCCATCCGCTGCTGATCACCTCATTGCAATAGTGCTTGCGGGATGCGACCACCTGGGATTGCAGGTACCTGTTGTCCCTCAGCTGTTCCGCAGTGGGGTTGCCGAACAGTGGTGTCGGTATTCTTTTCGACCCGGTCTCCGTGACGAAGTACAGGTTGAGCACCGTGTCGTCTTTTACGCGGCGCATAAAGTCGCCGAGTTTTTCGGTCTTGTCTTCAGACAATGGATCTCCTTGCTGTTCCATACTCTATGTAGATATATTCAGTTTAACAGGCATAACAGAATTGTTTCAGAAAAAAAGAGAAGGTGCGGCTCACCCAAAAAGTCCACAAGGGGAAGCCGCACCATAGGAGAATCCGAGGAAAAACAGGATTACCACCGAGAGGATTCGGGTCGAGAGAACGTAGGCCCTCATCCTGATATCTCAACCTACCGTAGTGTTTCCGAAACAACAGGCAATATATTGAAACAATCAGATAATTCCTAGTTTTCTTCGGAATGGCTTAATTTTCTTTCGCCTGGCATTGCTGCAGGAATCCAATCGTCTCGCTTTTCTCCCAGCTGCTCATGGAAAGTCCATACTTGTCTTTGATGTAGACGCGCTTGGCCATGTAGGAGCACTGGTAGCCGCTGTTGCTTGGCAGCCAGACGGATGGGGTGGATGCGGCCCATCGTCCGACGGACTTCTTGGGGACACCGCTCCCGTACAGGTTGATGCCCTCGCTTTTCGCATTGTTGGCATCCCCTTGGCTGGCAAGCAGCACGTCCGGATCGTTTGCGTATTTCACGCGATCGTTTTTCCTTGAGTTCTTCCACAGGCCGGAGGCCCATGCGTCGTTCAAGGCGACCACATGGTCGATCTGCACTGCGGTGCTGTCTCCGCTGACGGTCTTCCCATTCTTCACGACGCTCTTCCGGAAGTTGATGGTCTGGCCCGTATAGGGGTCATGCAGTGTCCCGGATTGCACCTTGCAATTGGAGTCCATGACCGGATTGGTCAGGTCACGGTTGAGAATGTAGTCGCGGGTGGTTCCGTATCCGCAAAGCTGGTCGCTGTTCTGCCAGTCCCCGAAATCCTCGGCGCGATTGTAGCCCTTCGTATGGGGTGTTTCGGTCGGGAGGTTCCGGGCGGCTGTGATGGCTTCGGACACGCTCATGGGGCTTGCTGCGGAAGCCGGCAGTCCGCTCGCTCCCATATCCGTGTTCGTGGAATCCTTTTCTCCGGTGTTCCCCGAGGAGGCCAGACCGTCTTTGATCTGGCCTTCGATTTTCGACAGGTCCGGTTTTTTCAACCCCAAGCCGATGTTTGTTTTCTGCATGGAGTCTTCGCCCGGAAGTATCTGACTGATGCTGGTTATTGCAGGCAACCCGAATTGTGGGGCGACCGTGGCCCATACTCCGGTTTGGATGATGACGATGATGGTTATGAGCACGATGGCCAAGCCGCCAAGGATGCCGGCGACGGTTATGCCGGTCTTGTTTTTTCTCGATGCCACGACGGTTTCCTCTTCTAGAACAGTCCGCTGATGATGGTCCAGACGACCGCGATGCCGAATAGGATGACGATGATCGCTCCGAACAGGTCGGCGTTGCTGTTGACGAATTCCGCAAATGGGGGAAGTTCCGGTTTCTTGTCATTGGCCATGATGGTCTCCTTAGTTGTTTTGGCTGTCGGATGCCGTACCGTCCGACGATGTGCCGTCTGAGGTGTTGTCCGACGTGCCGTTGCCCGATGATGCCTTGGAACCGTCGGCAGTGGAATCGTCGGACTGGGTGTCCTGCGATGTGGTCCCGGCGGAATCGGTGCCGCCGGTCTCGTCGTCGGAGTTCGCCGAGGTCACGTCGCTTTTGCTCAGTGCGTTCGCATAGGGGCTCAACGTCCTGACGCTGCCATCCGCTCCCCAGTCGATGATCTTCGCGTTGCCGGATGTAGGGTTCTTGACCAGTACGGTGATGTTCGTCTTGACGGTCGAGCCGCCGGTGTTGTCCGAAGATGACGTGTCGCTTCCCTTATCGGAACTGTCTTGCATCGCGGCATACGGTTCGAATGTGATGCTGATCGACGCCGCAGCATAGGGAGGCGTGTCACTGGATTGTTCCTTTGGTACGGATTGCCCGTTCTTGTCGCACTCCACAAGCCAGTTGATGCTCACGTTTTTGAATGTTCCGATGGCTGCTGGCTGGTAGGCGTGCTCGCTGTTCGGATCCCCGACCAGCACGGTGAACGCGTTGCTGTCTTTCCCGATGTAGGCTTTCGCCCAAGCGTTGACGACGTTCTGGAAGCTGGACGCCTGGTCGATGCGAGAGTATCCGGATGGCGTATAGGATTGGGCTCCACCAGCGCCGCTTGCTTTCAACGGCAGCACTGTTGGCTCTCCCACGGCGGTGGCCACGTTGTTCTTCCATGAAATGAGCTGGGTTACGTCGCGGGTGGATCCGTCGGACAGGTCGGTCAGGGAGAACTGGTGGCTCCACCAGTCGGTATGTTCCTTTCCTGTTCCGGTGTCCTCGTCACTGGATCCGACTTTTGTCGCCGAATCCCATAACAGGTTCGTGGTCCCGTAACGGAATGGTCCTTTGTTTGTGTCCAACCATTTGTTGACGGACGCCAAGGCTGCCTGTTTCCCTGGTTTGTCTACGCTGATCTCCTTGTATTTCGCGCTCAACATGGAACCCATGTCCTGCAGCGTGCTGATTGCGTGAATGCTGATGACGGGAGCGACGATTCCGGCGATCATGAACACGGTGATGAAAACTTTCCACCAGCGGGTGTTTCGCATGGCGCGTTTGATTGCCGTCAGTTCGACTTCGTTCTTCCGTTTGTCTTCGGTGATGTCCATTGGAGATTCAACGGATGCTTTTCGTGCCACTTCGTCTCCTTGAGAATCTGAACGTGTTATCTAGTGTCAGACTATCCGGAGTCTCAGCGTGAAAGCGGTGGAAGTCGGGAAAAGAAAAAAAGAGACTCGGATACTGCCGAGTCTCTTTTTGTGTCAGCGGGTCTGCGCGTATTTTCTGGCCAGCTCCATGTCAAGTCCTCCGTTGACGAAGCATTGTTCCACCGCAGCGTTAAGAAGAGCCTGCGTGGTCATGTTCGTCTCGACCGACTTGATTCGCAGCGCGAGATAGTTTTCATCCGTCAGGTTCGTGCCGAGCCTCCGGTCGAACGAATACACGGGCTTCCTCCGGCCGGCCCTCCCGGATGCTTCATTCGTTTTCGTCTCATGATCTTCCGGGATTGCTTCAGAGACTGCTTTCTGCTCGGGAGCCTCGACCGTCATCTTCGGTTCGGGGGGTTCGGATAGGAGAGGCCGACGCCCCATGTCGCGAGTGTCCTGCAGGCCGCGTCCGAAAGCGCTGTTGATATTCTTTACCATGTTTCAACTCCTACTCGATGCCGAACTGTTTGACGAGGTCAATGAGCTCTTGGGTGACGGAAGCGTAATCCCTGTTGTCTATCTGGTTGGTTCCGTACAGATTCTTGATGGCTTCCCTCTCGTGGATGACCGTTTCGAATCGTGTTGCCTCCAGCTCATCCAATTGTTTCACTGCGTCACGCGCGAGTTTGGTTCGCGCTTTCACTCGCGTGAGCAGGATGATGCCGTTTCTGGCGGCCGCATAGGTTTTCCCTGCATGGCTCAAATCGCTGATGGACGGCTGGCAGGGGATGATTGACACGTCGGCCGCCTGGAGTGCCGTCTGCACCGTTCCCGCATCGGATGGAGGCGTGTCGATGATGACCCATCCTTTGTAGCGTTCGCGAATCCTGTCGGGCATTCCGAGGATCACGTCATTGGTTTGGATCACGTCGAAACCCAGCTTGTAGGGTTTGTGCGGAGTCCCGTTGGCTTCGTCTTCTTTGCGACGACGATCGTCCTCAATTCGCACGTATTCGTCCCAGAGCGTCGCACCACCGGTGTTGTCGGCGTCCAGAACCGTGACGTGTTCGCCGCGTCGGGCGAGGCATCCGGCGATAAGCATGGCTGTCGTCGTTTTTCCGACGCCGCCTTTGATGTCGGCGACCGCGACAAGAATCGTGCTTTTCAGCATGCTGTTTTCTCCTCTGTTCACGTTTTCCGCCGCCAAGGTGGAGGCGTGGGACGCGCTTTTTTTATGTGGCCACATTCAGTGTAGCAGAGGCGCATTTTTTTGTGGAACCAGCTCTCCCAATCAACAGGAAAACAACACAATGCGGGAATGATCAGGCAGAAAAAACACTTCCGCATTCATCTGCCAAACCATTCCCGCATTCCCACAGTTCTTTGCGAAAATTTTAGGATGCCGTAAACAACAGCCTCTCCAAAAACGCTTTGAGCAACACGCCCAAATCCGGGAGCTGACTAGCGATCCCCTGCATCCATTCACGGATGGGAATGCCCATCGCCTCCAGGACGCCGCTGATGACCCACACGAAGAACAGGCCCGCGCATATCCTCGCCGCAACGGACAACATTCTCATCGAACGTCCCATGATCTTCATGAAGACGCTGCCGCCGCCGACCGCCAACAGGAGCAGGGTCAGCACGGCTCCCGTTGGCGTGAACATCCAAGCGAACAGGACGGTGAGAAAATCGGCGGCTCCCTGCCCAGCCGTCTGAGTAACAGTGCCGGTGTCCATCAGAATGCATCTCCATCCGTTTCGAACTCATCAGACGTTTTCTGGCGAGGTGGGTTCTTCGGCGCGTTGAGGTTCGCATGGTATTTCGCCGCTGCTTCCTTGACCTCTCCCGTGATACGTGCGCTCTCCAATGCGTCGGCGGCTTCCTGCTCGCTCATGTGGCCCTGTTGCCGGAAGTTGTGCATCATGCTGTTCTCCACCACCCCGAACGCCTTGTCTCCATCGGAGTTGAGACTTCCGTCCTCGGAGTGCATCTCGTTCAATGATTCATCGAGATCGAACGGATTGTCTTCGACCGGAGCAATCGGAGTCATGACCGTCGTGGGCCTGTTGCCCAGGCTTAGGATTTCGTTGCGGCTCTTCTCCACTCTGGCTCCCAGTGCGCCGATTCCGACCTTGGCTCCATGCCAGAAGTCACGGTTGGTGGCGAGCTTGCCCAATGCGACTGCACCTGCCGGCAGTGTGATCGGGTTGGATGTGAGTGCGGCAGCGGCGATACCGGTCGCCGCGACTTTGGCGCCACGCTTGACCACGTCACGCAACGGTTGGGATTGCATGACACCTAGGGCTGCCTTGCCTGTCGCGCCCAACAGCATAGCTCCTCCGCCCAGGCCGCGTGCGGTCTGATTAAGCAGGCTTGCACCTTTTGCCATGGTACGGGCGCGGCCGAGCGATGCGCCGGGATGGCGGGCCATATAGTTCTTGACGCGATCATCGTAGGACATGCCGCCCGTCATGAACGCCTGAGCTCTGTCGGCTTGGTTGGCGAAACGTGCGGCGACTCCTGCGAGGGACCCGCGTACGGTGCCTTCGTTCATGCGCCCCCATCTATAACTGAGGGAGTCTGCTCCGCGGGCTGCGATCGCATCGTATTCTTTCGCGTTGCGTCCGTACAGGTTGCGGTCGCCGCCGTCGAGGTCAAGATTCTTCCTCTCCGAATCGAGCATGGAGTCGAGTTTGCTTTCGCCGGCGGTGGGACCGAACATCCTGTGGCGCGGTCCGGCGTTGCGACTGGACATGCCGCCGTGGTTTCGGCTTGTGAGGAGCCGTCCCATGAGGAGACCGCTGCTTATTCCTCCGCCGATTCTCCTGAGGCCGGCCAGCACTCCGCCTGCCATGGCTCCACCGGTGGCGATTCCCATCATCGCTTTGAAACTGAACGGGTTGCCGACTTTGAGCACGCTGGTACAAAACAGGCTGATGGCCGCGATTGCAAGCACCGGACTGAAACCGCTGATCACGTTGTACATGAAGCTGCTGCTCATTTCGGAACAGAACTTCAACATAAGCTGGCAGATGAATGTGGCGATGGCTCCCAAAGCCGAATACAATCCGCCGGTCATGCTCAGGTTGCACGTGTATTTCACCCAGTTCTTCAACACGTTCTTCGGAGCTTCGCCTATGGGGAAAGCTCTCACGAGGAACGCTACGACGAGGAACAGCACCATCAGGACGAGCATGAGCTTGGTCATGATGAGGATGACGCTGAGCAATCCCCAGACGATCATGTTGCAGATGCCACCGAGCACGGAACCGAATGCACCCAGATTGTCAGGCGCTGAATTGCCGTACAAGTTGTCCAGGGTGATTCGCATCGCTCCTTCTCCGGTCGAAGAATCCTGCGTGTTACCAAGGTTGGCTTCACGCCAGGTTCCGCCGACGTTGGGGATATCGAAACGCCAGCCCAGGTTCGCGGCATCGGCGATGTCCGTGTTCTGGACGTTGCCGCTCGAATCACGGAAGTCATTGTCGTTGTGGAAGGCCTGATACTGGTCGCCTTTGAATTGCTTTGTGCCCAAAGCCACATTGCACAATTGGAGTATGTTCTGGTCTACCTTGACATCGTCCCCGTAGAAGTGGGCCCCGTTCCCGCCTGAGATGTCGCTGAATCCATCCTTCTTCAATCTGACGGTGAGCTTCCCGTTTTTGATGGCTCCTGTATCCTTGTCCCCCATGTTTTTGACGAGGATGTTCCAGCCGTCACGGCCGTACACCTTCCCACTGCCGTCGATACCGCAGGTCTCCCAAAAGATCCCCGCTCTGGTCAGTCGAACATATTTATCCCGGTCGTTCTGCTCCTTTTCCTTGTCATTGACGGAACTGTCCTGAGGGTCGATCCAACCGTGTTCGCTGAACAACCATTCCGCTGTGCTGGAATCGATACTCAAACCGGTTGCCGCATTCGTCAATGTCATTTGCACCGCAGGATCGGTGTTCGTGTTCATGTCAAGCACATGGCAGTACGCTTGCTGTGCGTTGTCGGCCACACCTGACGGCGTGTTCGGCCCCGCTGACGGATTACCCCATTGCATCGTCACCCATGATCGGAGAGCCGTTTCCTCCCACATGCGGTTCACAGCCTTGGTGATAGAGGATGTGTCTCCCCCGTTGCCGCTGGTCGCGGTGTCGTACTGCTGGTGCATGGCATACAGGTAATCCTGGCAGTTCGTATTACGGTTGAGTGCTTTGTTGCTGAACGCCATCATGTTCGATTCGCCGTCGTTCAACCCGTCCAGATCAAGTCCGACGGTGAGCTTGTTGACTGCGCCGTTGATGGTGTTGACAACCCACCAGGGACTGCCGGTCGCCGGTTCGGTCGCATTCTCCGCGGTTTTCGAGGCTCCTGTCCCCAACACGATGAGAGCCGCAAGACACAATACCGTGGCAAGCAGTCGTTTGCTCGCCTCTTTCGTGGTCCCGATGTCGAATCCCGCCGCGAGAAGCCATACGACGATGGCGGTCACCATCAACGCCGCGGGAATGCCGCCGGCCATGACACTGTCGATAAGTTTCGCCGTGGCGTGGTCGACCGACGCTCCGGCGGTCTTCAATGGGGTGAAGCTTGCCGCGAACTGGCTTAGCGACAAGGCGCACGACCAGCAGAGCTGCGTGATCTGCATCAGCATGTTCGGCAGGATGTCCCTCGTCGTATGGCTGATCAGGGCGGGCACGTTGGAGATGAAACCAAGGATGCCGCTCGATGGTTCGATGCGGCTGGTTATGCTGCCGACATTGCTTCCCCATCGGCCGGACGGAAGACATGTCGTGTAATCGACTTGGGTGCTTGTGGTCGTAGCGCATGCCGGCGCACTCGCACCGCCATCGTTCTCGACCATGGCGAATGCTTGGGAGGGCAGTACGACCACTGTCATCAGAACGACGAGCAGAACAATGAACAGCATGTTCCGTCGCGCTTTCATCCTGACCGGGAGGCTGGGCTGCATCTGGGTTGAAGCGCTCACAGTATCCACATCTCCTTCAGACTGCTTAGACGCTCTGGCTGATTCGAATTGGGGTAGAAAACCTCTCCGGCGATGTTCCGGCTCTGCAATCTCCTGAGGAGTCTTTTCCATCGGACCTGCTGGGTCCGGTCTTTGACTTGGCCGACCATGAGGAATGGTGCGGCGACCAAGCCGATGAGAATGAACACCACGCCGAATGTGATGCCGATGATCGGGGCGAGCATAAGACAGATCAACAGTCCTATAACACCGCCGATGATTGTCGAGAACACGGTCTTGGATCGGGCTTCCGTGCTTTTCGTGATCATGAACGTGTTCTTACGTTCGATTGATGCGGTGGATGAGACCTCGGTGATGTCATCCATGGTTTCCCTTGGATGCAATTGTCTTTGCTCGCCCATGAATATGTTCCCCGATCAGATTCCGAGGTAGTCTTTGCCCTGACTGCCCACGGCGTTGACGATCCAGTCAAGAGCTGTCAGCAATGCCGGGATGGTTATGGTCGGGCCAGCGAAGATGAAGATGACGGCGAGAACGACGATGACTCGTGTGACGCTTGGACAGAACATGGAGACCAGCTGGTTGCTTCGCCCCATCGCCTTGCTGATTCCTCCCAGGATAAGCCCCAAGGCCAAGATCACTGCGGCAGCGGCGCCCACCTTGGTGATGAGCTGTCCGGCGGTCGAGTTGAGGATGCCGTCGAACATGGCGTGATAGCTTCCGACAAGATTGCTGGAAGCGGCGATTTCTATGGTGTTGCCCATTATTGGATTCCCTTCGAATTTGGTTTGAAGGAACCCTCCTGCGTTTCCCGAGTGTATCAACGGAATCGGTTGATAACGATAGGTTTTCGGTTTTTAACAAAGTTTCTTGCATTCTCAGACAACACGGAGGACGCAGATTAAGAAAAACCCATCCGGCGTCAATGGAAGCCGGATGGGTTGGCATGTTTTTTTGCGGTCCTACTTGTCGCCGGGGCGATAACCGTCGTCGAAGTCTTTCACGCTCACGATGAACGCCGGCTGGATCTGTTCCATGTTTCTGGTTCTTACAGCGGCATGGTATTTGGGGAGGTTCGTCACCGCTCCTCCAGTCCACCCATCCAATCCCTCATTGTCGGTCAGACGTGCCGCGGTCAGCGTGGCTATGCGCGGAATCGACGTGTTGTAGCTGATGAACGTCGTGTACCCCAGGAACGAATCCAACAACGTGTCGGACAACTGGGTCGGGTATTGGGTGGCAAACACGAGAATCAATCCGAACGAACGCCCCTGCTCCCTCAGATTCTTCAACACGTCGTCCGACCCGTTCGCCAGCAGGCTCAGCTCGTCGCAGACGAGCATCGTGTGTTTGCCAAGCGTTAACCAGTCCTTGCAGTGTGCGAACACCGTGTTCCAGAACCGGTACATGAGCCACGAGCCCAGAATCTTGTCCATGAGCTCGGGAAGCGAGTGGCCATTGTGCGGGGCGAGCACGATGTGATAGTCGCCCGGGTGATCCAATATCCACTTCCATGTGACGGTGCTGCGTCGCGGTGTGAACATGTGTTCGATGGCGAGGAACTGGTTGACCTTGTTCACCGAGGCGTTGGTACGCTGCAGTATTTCACGATCGCTTCGCGCCGCCTGCCCCTTCTGATCCGGTCGTCCGTACAGTTGTTCTGCGGCACGCGCGGCCAACGTCATGTCTATTCCGAGAGGATCGTCCTTCAACTCCAATGCGAGAGCCCTGCATACCTGTCCAAGCGCTCTGGCTGATCCGGTTTGACCATCCGACCCACACAATGCGACCACGGCCCAGCCGATGGGTGACTGCTGTTGCCTGAGTTGACCGGCCCCGGGATACTGTTGCTCGAGTTGTCTGCATCTTCTTAGGATGTCCCCCGGCTTGTGTTGGTCGTATCGGCTTGCGGCCACGCCGATGGTCATGGATTGGGTGATGATGTTTTGGGAGTCGTTCTGAATGTCGCCGGCATTGAATGCGTATCTCATGGTTTTGGCGACGCTTTCCGCCGTCTCCTGGGCGTTCCTTCCCTCCTGCATTCCGAGCAAATCGAGACCGATGCTGGAAGGGTCGGTGAGGTATATGACACGTGGATGGGAGTCAATCCCCTGCGTTTGCCGATACCGGTCCAGCACTTCCACTCCGGTGTCGTCCTTCATCCAGAAGTGGATGAGTCGTGAATCCGTTCCCCACACGTCACGGCCGGTATCATTGCGATGGCTGATGGCCCATTGGCTGATGCCGTGGGTCAGAACGGTTTTTCCTGATCCGGCTTCACCGCTGATTGCGATTCCGCCATAGAGCTGTGTCGGATCCAAGTATCCGGGACGTCCGGAATCGTCCAATCCGATCAGGACGCCTCCATGGGACAATGGTTCGGGCACCGGGTGAAGGTCCTGTTTCACCGCCGTGGATTTCTGCACCGGCATGAACAGTGTGGTCGTGGTCATTGGGCTGAAGATCAAAGTGGTGCGTTGCGGGCCATATCCCGTCGCATACACTCGTTTGTCTTTCATGCCGAGTTTTGTTTCGGTGTCACTGAGATTCGCCTTGCGTTTGCGGCGAAGCCACCAGTATCGGCGTGGGCGTTGGAGAATATCATCCCATAGAGTGTTCCTCCACCATCTGATTCCAGCTGCAACAGTGAAGGCAAGAGGAACGATCCACAACCATGACGGTATCGGCAACAGCATCAAAGAGCAGTACGCCAACAGTCCCAGACATGCGAATTTGTAGTGCGGCGGTACTCGGAAGTACATTCGAGTGCTGTTGTCGTCGTTCAGCATGGCTTTCGCGTTTGCGGAGAGTAGTCCACTCAAAACCCAAGGCACCAGCAGCATCGCCGCTACCGTTCCCGCCAGCCAGAAGAATGTGGCAAGACGAATCGGAGTGATGACGGACAATACCATCGTCAACAGGGTGACAGCCAAGGTCACGATGAGTCCGCCCAACTTTGGGTAGCTGGGATGACTGCTCATGTTGGAGAGCAGCGGGAACATGGCCTGTCCAGCCCGTTGTGCGAGTTCTGCGTTCCGGCGGCTGTCGGCGCATGCTGCGGTGACTCGCGCGCAGAGCGTGTGTGCTGCGACAAATTCGTTGCCGTCCTCGACGGTGGAATGCTCGTCGGCAACCCAATCTCGAATTCGGGCCTGTTCGAAATATCCTTGCCTGCGGAGCGTTACGCTGACATAACTGTCTGCCGGCATCAATGCTTCGACGCTTTTCCGAATGCCGGCGGAATCGGTGCGCATCTTCTCCATCGTCGCCTTTGAATTCAAGCGGGCCCGCCATGGCACAAGAGAGTGAGCTGATCTGCCGATTCCTTCCGGCAGTTCGGGTTCGCCGTTCCCTGGCAGTGGGCTGATGGAAAAGCCGGCGAGATCACCCGCCTTGCGTATGCCTTCGCCATCGCCATGCACATATTCACGGACCGGCTCGTTTCCCACTCTGACGAGCAGCAGCGTGCAGTCCTCCAGATTTCCTGGGACATCATCCGCGATGGATCTCAACTGGTCGCCATCGAGTTGGCTGATGCTGCGAGTCACCTCGTACCATGCTTTTTCTTTTTCGCTCATATCCGATGCCCTCCTGTCAATTCGATTGTTCTGCGGTTGCCGGTTCGGTGGAGTAGAGCATGGCCAAGGGGAATCCTTCCGGCAAGTCGAACTTGGTCAGCTTCTCTCTTTCCAACAGTTGATATAGCCATGTGGTCATACGGACCGTCGCATCCTTGTCTGCCAACGCCCATCCCAAATCCGCATACCCGTCCTTGACGGTGCTCTGGTCGCCGATGGTTTCCCTCATCCGTCGTATGGTCTTCACCGCAATGTATTTGGAAACGTCGAACATGATCGCATCCAATTGCCAGAGTCGTATTTTTTTCAAAGCCGGATTGCGTTGCAGGTTGACCATGAGGAACGGGACCACCAGCGAACGGCGTCCTGTTTCGCAAAGCGTCCGTATCTTCTGCAATGCACGGTAGCGTTCGGTCTTGGCTTCCTCCAAACGCTGCTGGTTGGTTGCGAAATTTTCAGGAAGAGAGTTCAACGCTTTCACCTCCGATATACCCGTAGAATCCTCCCCGGTATGCTTCCGGCTTCCGCCATCCACTGACATCCCAGCCCCATTGGTGTCTGATTGTTTCATCCATGACTGTCCATCCCCAGTCACGGATTGTCGTCACAGGTTTTGTTGATGGGGCGCATCGGCTCCAGTCCGGTGAGAACATGCTGCGTTCGACGTTCAGCATGTCCCGGTATGTTCCAATCCCGCCGGTCGGGTTGCCTTGCTCGTCGAACCAGTCGTCCCATAACGCGAATCCCATACGCGACGCCACGGATGGGTCGCCGACCAACATCTCGTCGGCATGGCTTGCCGTTTCGATGATGCTGCCCAATGCCGGGTACTGCCATTGGCTGGTGTCGCGTATGAGCAGCCAGATACAGATGAGTCCACGTCGTTGCATCGGCGAGTAGGCGAGCAGCTTCGACCAATTGGAGATTTTCTGGCTCATGTTATTTGGGTGGACCTGCACTTCGATTCCCGCAAGCACGTTGTTCGATGCGAGTGCGGTGATGTCCGTCGAACAGCTGTGAGGCAGTCCGGCTTCGCTGACCGCCTGCGGGTCGATGAGCCGGAACGCTCCCCAACCGTCGCCGCCGACGAGTTTGATGTCCGGATTGACACCGAGATGCAGTCCGACGTGCGCCGCATACGTATTGTGGCGCACGTGGCGTCTCATTCCGATCAACTGCTTGTCCGAAAGCATTCTACGAAGCCAAGTTGCTGAATTAAACAGGCCGAGCGTGTTTCGGATGAGTTTCTTGTCGGAGCTCAACGACAACCAGGTTTGCGGGATTATCTGCCCGGAAAATCTTTCGTAAGGACTGAAGCCGATGTCGATGACTCCCAGCCGACACAACGCGCCGTACAGGTTCGGTTCGTCGCGATGGAATTCGGGAGCTCCTTTCACGGAGAGTCCCGCCCGAAGCTGGTCGACGGTGCATGTCCTCCATGAAAGCAATGCGCCGATGATGCTCGTAACCAATTCACTGTTTGCCTTGACCATGCTTTCCGCGAACAATCGGTTCGGGACGATCCACTGATGACGTTGCGCCAACACTCCGGGGTGTTCGTTGTTCGCCACGTCGCTTCCGCGAATCCAATCGGCGTCGCTACCCATCGGCCATAGAGCACGGTCATCGGGATTCGGTGTGAGTGAGAGATCAACCACGATGGAACCACCCTTTTTTCTTTTTCACTTCGAACTTGGCCGGTTCGAATCCTTTATCGGGCAGAACCCATTCAAGGGTCTGCTCTCTCGCCAAGTCCAGATTCGAGTCAGCCCAATTCGATTTACCGGATGCGATCAGATTGCCGGCCTCGACCGTCTGGTACTCGACTCCGAGAAAAATCCCGTATCTTGAATAATCAAGTGGCCGGTAGTCTGTCATTCCGACCGGGACCGTGTCTTTTATTCCGATACATTCTCGGGGCAAACCGTAACGGGGAAACGCGCTGAGCAGATTCAACGCATCTCCTTGCGTTTGCACGCCGGCTTTGACGATGACCAGGCAAAGGTCGCCGGCGAGAACGTAGGGGACGACCATTCCTCCGGCGGCTGTGGTGCTGTCCTGCAGATCATCTGCGCTGATACGGTCGAGATCCAAGACGACGAAGTCCCAGAGCTTGCGTGCTTCCTCGATGTATGCGCGGTAGTGGTCCCACGACACCATCGCACCGGCCGGTGGAGCGAACGAAACATCGTAACCGATGTTGAACATTCGTCCCGAATTGGCGCCGTATTGTGCCGCCATGCCGGGACGCCAGTCGGCTATGGTGCGCGCCGGCATACGCTGCCCAGGGTCGAAGAAGGAACGTTGCGATGACTGTCTCATGTTGCCGTCGATAAGGAGGGGGCGTAGTCCTTTTTCTCTTGCCCGCTCGCATAATCTGCGTGAGGAAACCGTCTTTCCCACGCCTCCAGTGTTCGATGTGACAATGATCATGGGTGCCGTCTGGCGGGTCCTGTTCAGGATGATATCGCCTACCAGACGCTTGTCGATTGTCTGTATCCGCCAGAACTCGTGGACGAAATCCGTGATGCTTCGGTCCATGAAATATTCGGGGAGGGCCTGCGCTCCGATGGGTATCTGTCCGCGGTCGATCCAGTAGATTGTCCAGCCTGCATCGGCGACCGGCATCCAGTTTCCCGGGAGGTTCGTGAACACGATTCCCTGACGGCCTGGACGCACCGGGTGCCTTGTCAGGAAGTCTGCCTGGGCTGCGAAATCCTCTCCTGCGGGCACCCTCCAACGCTGTTCGGGGACCTTGGATCGCAGCACGTCGAGGATGCCTCCATGTCCGATTATCAGACTTGCCATCTTTTCTCCAAGTTCCTTTGAACTGTTTTTTGCTTGTTCCGGGGGTTTGCTCCGGAAAGAGACCATTTTTGACGAAACAACACTGATTTAGTTTTATTGACTGTTTTTTTGTTGCTTGTTCGTCAATCGTCCTGTCTGTTCATTTCTTGATATTACGTCATATCTTGTTATGTGCCGAATATTTGTTGAAATTAACCATTCAGGATGATGACTTTGCTGATGTATGGGTTGTTGCGGTTCGTTGCTTTGTTGCGTTTTCGTTCCGTAGGTTCGTTGCTTTGTTGGCAATGTTGCGGTTCGTTGCTCTGGTTTTACCCTGCTGTGATGTGGTAATGGTGTCTTGGTGTTTGTGTGATGTGTTGCGGGTTGGCTTCTTTCTCTTGTTCTCGGATTGTCTTTTTCTTATTTTTTCTTCTCTTCTTTTTTTCTGACTTTTCTTGGTTGCCTGTCTGCTCTTTTGTTTTTGTCCGTGATTTTTCTGGTCCGCTAGTTTGCATGAGAAACGGCGGCCGCGCGACGCCGCGCCGAAGTCAAAACGGTTAATTTCAATATTTTTTCGGTTATTCGTTGTTTGCTCGGATACAGTCGTTGAAGACGGTTCACTCGAACGGTCCTGCCTTGACGAAGGGAGTTAACGATGGCAGATTTTCCATGGAACAACAATTTCGGCACCCCGACCCCAGCCCCGGCGCCGGTCGACGATTCCAAGCCGGTGAACGAAGCCGGGCAAGCGGACGATTCTGAGAACTGGTCGGCATCGGGCGAGGATTCTCAGCCTGACGTCCAGCCGGAAGAGACGGATTCCGTCGATGAGACAACGCCCGACCGTGAGGAAGAAACCTCCGTCAAGGGTGCCAAGACCACGCGGCGCAAGACCGCGAAGAAAAACTCGTCCTTCCCTCATTTGGAAGCCGCCTCGTACGCGAAGATCAAGGACATGCTCGACGTTCTTTCCGATGACCGTACCGCGAACATCGCCAAGATTCTGTGCGAGACCAGCAAGACCGACGCTCCGGTTCTGCTTGAGGTGTTGACGGAAACCAAGACGCGGAAGCGGGTCGCCGAATTCTCCAAGTTCGTCAAGGAACTGGCTGGCGCTCAACCGTCCGACCTGAAGATGAGGCTTGCTTTCGCGTTCATGGAAGACAAGACTCTGTCCAAGACTCTGTTCGCTGTTTTGAATGCCGCCGAACCGGATCGTGGTTTCGGCCGCGCGTCCGGTGAGCCGATGAAGGATGTCAATGCGGTGGCTGAACACTGGGGTGACGGCGTTGATCTCAGTGTGGTTGAGAAGCTGAAAATCTGACGGCCGGCATCTCGGGATGCTTGAACGGTTGGACACGAACATGGATCCGTATCCAACCGTTTTTTATTATTCCGCGATGAGCTGCACACGGTTCTCCGCCTTTGGCGGCATCCCGTATGGTCTGATCACGAGGCCCGCCCTCGTCAACGAGAATACCCAGATTTTCTGAATCTGGTTGAGCTTTGTGAGGCTGACGGTGAGGTGCTTGGTGGACACCGTCTCCGTGCTCGTACCGGGGACGATCTTGTATAGATTATTTCGACTGATATACAGTTCCTTCTGCTCCGGACAGTAGAGCGTCGCGAACACCAGCAGATCCAAGGACAGGCTTCCGCCACTGGTTCCGACGACGGCGGAAAGAGGAATCTCCTTCGGTTCGCGCGACATCAATCGGACGTATTCCCAAGTGAAGGTAATGGTTTTTTCGTTCCAGCTTTCGCCTTGGACGATGTTCGTCTCTTCGATCGGTTTTATTTCTTTGCCGTCCCTTGAAGTGAACGTGATGTCCTGATAGCCGATGATGCTGGTGACCGTATTCTGTCGGCCGCAGCCTCCCGTCAGCATGCCCATTCTGCGGGCCACTTGCCGTACGTCCTTGCCGATGGTCAGCGTCCTGGTCTTGCCGTTGTAATCCGCGTTTTGTGTGTTCACGAATGTCGTGAACAGGATGCTTAGGAGTCGAGGCGTCCTGCCGAATGCGAGCGGATGTTCGTTGCCGCGCACGTATGGGATGAGCGGGTATGCCTCTTCCGCGACGTAAAGAATTCCGAATCCTGTGGCTATGCCGTTGTCCATCCCGACGCTTCTCAGCCTGTGTATTTTGTTGAGCATCCCGACTCTTCCCCTGTTTTTGCTTTTTCGGTTGATACCAACAATTTTACGGTTTTTCATACGCGACATGCCAACATACCCAGTAAGGCAGATGCTTGTTTTACACCGTCGAACCGAAGACCTACTGGCCTTTCTTCCTGGGACTGAGGTTCAGACACTGCAGCCGGTAATGAATTCTGCAGGACACCAGTTTCGGGTCGAGTTTCCCATACGCATTCCGGGCCATGTCGATATACAGTCGACACCCCGGATCCGACAAAGCGAAATCACCGACACTCCAACCCAATGGTTCCTCCTCGTGAGACTTATGCCTCGCCATCAGAAAAAACAACCTCCGATTCACACCGATTCGCATCCGGATTCGACGGCCGACGCGCCGTCCAAGTTGGTCAAAAAAAGGCGGGCATGCTGGAGGCGTTGGGGTCGTCACTCGGCATGCCCGCCGGTCGTGGTTCTTATTTGTTCCACTGCGGGCCGTTCGGGAATGAGATGGGCGAGCCGCCCCACATCTGCCTGTCTGAATTGATCATCGCTTCGGTGTATCCGCCGTCCATGAGACTCTGGGTCCTGAGGTCGAGGTCGGGCCTATAGTGCTTGGTGGCTGGCGGTATCATGCCCATCATGTCCCCGCTGTTGAATCGGAGGACTTCCTTGTCGGCTTCCTCGCCGGCGATCAGCACGTCGATGTTGTTGAGCAATGTCATCGCGCTTTTCGTGTACGGGATGTCCCCTCTTCCGATGCTTCCTGTGAAGGTGATTTTGCATTCCCGGAGAAATTTGATGTGTTCGCCGACGTGCTCCAAGAGGTTTGGTGGTGTCGCTTCGACGAGGTGCGATCCGATGTTCGGTTCTGCCGTGAAGGTCATGTTGGCTCCTGTTTTTTTTGATATCAACCGATTACGTTTTGTCGTTTTGGGGGAACCGCAATCGCCGTCTTCGGCATCGCTTGTGGTGGCCCTGAGGTAATTGCGTTGGGGGTTCCGCTGTTTTCTCGGTGTGTATCTTTTGTTTTTTTATGTGGACGCGTTCAGCATATCGCGACACTCCGAAGATTCACCCCTCCCCTTAATTCTCTTTTACTTGTTATACTGAATACGTCCACATAAATCGAAAGAAAACAACGACAACCAATGGAAGAACACGACAAACGCTTCTGGCGAAACATGACATTCGCCCAGCTCAGAAACCGACGGGTACGAGTCTCCGCATACGGCGGCGACATGATCCTCGAATTCCGACTCACTCCCGGAATCGGACACACGCTCGGAGCCCGGCAATACACTGTCAACGGCTTCGACATCGGCGAACTGTTCCACGAAGGCCATGACGGATTCATGGAACTCACCCGGCAGAAAGCACCCGTCAGCATCAAGCTGCTACCCGACGAACCCGAATACAAAATCATCGAAGACATCACCGGCGTGCAACCCGGAGACGTCTTCGTGCAAACGAACGGGAACAAATATCCAGTACAGGAAATCACCGATGACGGCCATTGTCTAGTCCTGATTGACTCCAACACCTATCGGATTGATGACGACGCATTCGACCATGCTTTGCGACCGGCACCCGCACGAATTCCGGATCGCCCCGGACTGTGGGAGGACAAGTCAGACGGCCTGTACACCGTGTGGAAAAATGGTCAGGAGCTTTGGATCATGCAGATACGCGAGTCCGATGGGCGTTGGATGAACGGCCCTGCGCTGCTAATCGGCAAGACGGGAGAAAACGTCAACGATTCAACGACAAAGGATCTGTCCTCGAAAGCTCCATTCCGATTCCATGATGAAGAACTGTGAGGGGAGAGAATGCAATCCGTCACCAACATTTTCGACCAACTGCGTCTCTCTCCGCCTATTCCTGGACCACTGCACAAGAGAACGGTTGACGCTGCGGATCTTGGCACCACCGCCGAGGTTCTTGCCGCGGCGAAAGCCCTATACCGGCTCGTCGAAGGTCGTAGTGGCCGTCAGATTCTCGACTTCGGGCAACTCCCGAAACGAGATCAGAACCGGTACATCAACGAAGCGTTCAAAGCCTTCAACGATGCGCGAAAGGAAATGAAATGCGGTTCCGAACGAAAATCCTGAACCACTTCTGCCGAGGATGTGGAACCCTCCTGTCGGCAGATGAGAGACAGACCGGACTCTGCTCTTCCTGCTGGTTCGAAAAGGAGAAGAAGCAGTCCCTTGATGACAAGGACTGGCAGGAGGAACTGCTTCGAGAACTCGACGGATATCAGCCGATGGCGGGCCGATAAGAGACCGTAATTCAGAACGACAAGGAAACCGATGAGTATTTTTTTCATACAAGAAAAATCAGTTGACGGTTGGAAGCCCGCCTGGCATCGGAGTCTCATGCCTTCTTTCGAGAGCAAAAGACAAGCCATGCGCACCGTCCGAAGATATGTCACGCAACACGACCGAACGAGGCCAAGCATGTTCCGGATTCTCAAGATGAAGGTCTGATATGACGGTGCTGCGCATCGACAATGACGACGGATCATGCCGGCTGGAGATACCCGGGGCCAATCGCCGCTGGTCCCTGATCCTGTTGAGGGTTCCCAGCTTTAACGGGTTCAGCGCATACGTGACACCACAGGGCGGAAAGCTCGACGCGAACACTCCGAAAACATCCGTGTCAGACATCAGCGACCTGATTTCCGTACGCGACTTCATCGATGAAACCATCGCACAACACAATCAAGGACCAATCAGTGGCAGAAGAACAAACCCACTTTGAAATCATCGAATGCGAGAGCCACATGCCCGTGGCGATCCGTCAATTCGACTCGGAGGAAGAGGCCATGGAATACCTGAACATGCGTCTCAAATCAGAACAGCCAACCCATCCATCCGAACGCCATGAGGCACAGGAATCCGAGGGGACGACGGCGCAGGGGCTGCATGAATTCTCAGAACAGCTCCGCATCCAATCCATTCTGCGCATGCTGGAAATGAACGCGAGAGGAGAATTCAACGCCTTCGAACGCATAGAACTGTATGCCGCGCTCAACAATCAAAGAACAAGAAAAGCTCTTGGAATCACCGTCGAATCCTCTCCTTGCAAACAGAACCGCCAAAGGATTAACACGCAATGACATCAGGGAAAAAGCTCGATCGGGAAACCGTCGATTACCTTCGTACGCTGCCTGAAATCGTGCGCAGAGTGCAAGGCGGACGAATCTACTACACGAACTCTTTCAGGACGCAAGCGACGGCACGCTATGCCATGGGAGACCGGCCCGTCGACATCTTCCGCGACAACGGGATAGGACCCGAAGTAATCGGGTACAAGCGCATCGAACGCTGTATCGCCCGGTGGAAAGAAAACCCGGACGAATTATCCACAGTAGATAGTCGAACGTCACGTCTGAAGCGCATCGAGGAAGAAATCAAATACCTCGAGCAGCAGGCGAAGAAAATCCGACTGGCCGAGGATAAGGAGGCGAGCAAGCAATGAACGATCCGTTTAACCAGGAACTACCACACAAGGATGAAGCGGAACGCACCGTATTGGGTGCGATGCTCCAATCCCGTGCCGCCATTGACGAGGCGCGTCAGAAAATCACGGAAAACGACTTCTACCAGCCGAACAACAAAACGATTTATCGTCTGATCTGCGACCTGTCCGATCAACATGGCGACGTTGACACCACACTGCTTTGTACAACATTGACCGAGCGGAAAATGCTTGATCATGTTGGAGGCCTGAACTACGTCGGCAAGCTCATCGATTATGCTCCGACCACGTCGAATGTCGGCATCTATGCGAACATGGTCAAAGACGCGGCGAAACGACGCGACATCATCGCCATCGGCACCCGCATAGCGCAAATGGGTCATGCGAACGACGCCGACACCGACAGCATCATCGGCAACGCCTTGGACGAGGCGTTCCATATCGGAGAAGACGATTCCAATACCGATTACAAGGACATCTATACGGTTTCCACCGACATGCTTGACCATCTCGACAAGATTCAGAAGGGGGAAATCACCGAAGGAGTCCACACCGGATTCAGGGACATCGATGACGTGACCCACGGTCTGCAACCAGGGCAGATGATCGTCGTCGCCGGACGCCCGGCCATGGGAAAGTCCACGTTGGGAATGGACTTCGCACGGAATGCGGCCATTCATGACGACCAATGCACAGTCGTCTTCAGCTTGGAAATGAGCCGTGAGGAAATCGCGCAACGCCTGTTCTCCGCCGAGACGAACATTCCGTTGAATGTTTTCCGCGACCCGTCTCAGATGACCGACGAACGATGGCGAACCGTAAACGGTTTTTGGCAGAAGCTCGAGGACAAGCCATTGTATATCGATGATTCCGCGAATCTTAAGGTCCCTGATATTCGAGCGAAATGCCGCAGGTTGAAGGAGACGAAAGACCTGAAACTCGTGGTCGTCGACTATCTGCAGCTCATGTCCAGCGGGCGCATGACCGAGAACCGTCAGCAGGAGGTAAGCGACTTCAGCCGCCAGTTCAAACTGTTGGCCAAGGAACTGCAGGTGCCGGTCGTGATCCTCAGCCAGCTGAACCGCAACGTGGAAATGAGAGCCGACAAAGTGCCTCAAATGAGTGACCTGCGTGAATCCGGCTCCATCGAACAGGACGCCGACGTGGTGTTCCTCGTACACCGTCCCGACGCCTATGACAAGGAAGACCGGCCCGGCGAGGCCGACATCATCATGGCCAAGCATCGCAACGGCCCGACCGAGACTTTCCACCTTGCTTTCCTTGGAAGCAACAGCAAGTTCAAGGACATGCCGCAGGGCTATACGACCGGAATCTGACCTACAGGAAAATAGAAGGAAACAAATCATGGGAGAGAAAATCACCGCCAAAGTGGAAACCATCACCCCGGAAATAGCGAAAACCATGCTCGGCGAAAACGTCAACAACCGGCGTATCAGCCGAGACAACGTCAACTTGTTCGCCCGCGAAATTCGCAACGGCGAATGGCGGTTCAACGGTGAGGCCATCAAATTCGGCAAAGACGGGCGACTGCTGGACGGCCAGCATCGTCTGCTCGCCGTCATCGCCGCCGACAAGCCGTTGACCACGCTCGTCATCCGAGGGTTGGAAGACGAAACCCAGCAGACCATGGACAGCGGAAAAACCCGCACCTTGGGCGACGTGCTCACCTTGCGCGGAGAAAAGAACTCCACGCAGCTCGCCTCACTGGCCCGCGCCGTGTATCTGGCCGACCAGCTGGGCATGGAGGCCGCCGCTCAGAACGATTTGAAACCCACGCGCGGTGAGATTATCTCGTTCATCGACCAGACCCCGCAACTGGCGGACGTGCTCGCCGCATCACGCGCGTTCCGCAGCCAATCCGGGGACATGCTGACCAGCAGCATGTTCGCCTCGCTCTGGTGGACGTTCGCGCACATCGACACGGATGCGGCCAACAGGTTCTTCATGAGCCTCGCCAGCGGCGCGAACCTGCAAGCCGACGATCCGATCCTCATACTGCGAAACACGTTGATGGCTCAGCCTCACAAGGCCGGCCGTTCCACCCGCGACAACCGTGTACGCATCGCCGCATTGACCATCAAGGCGTGGAACAAGTGGCGTAAGGGCAAGCCTCTCCGCCAGTTGAAGTTCTCAGCCGGAGAATCGTTCCCTACGCCACGCTGACCGGTTATCCACAATCCACAACAACTGTCCACATAAAAAAACAATCAAAAAAAGGAACCATCATGGCATACAACAAACGCTACCGTGTCACCCACACGTTCACAGACGGAAGCCGGTTCATCGGCACCATCGGGATAAGGAACGCAACCCCGGATTTCCCTGAAAACATCGAGGGCCGTATGATCGTGGAATCGGTTAACGGACGATTCCAAGGCGTCTTCAAACTTGTCAACGGGACTGTCGGCCGCGTTTCTGGCGTAGTACTTCCACCTCAGCCAAAAAATTGGATCTTCGAGCCACAAGGTGCAGACAAGTATCTGCAAAACGAGATCGGGCCGAATGTCGAGCTGCCTCGTACCGAACTCGACATCGCATCCAACCGGGAACCCCAGTATGACAGTGTCCTCAGCGACGGGACTCCCGACGATGCGGAATTGTTGAGTCTCATCGCCTGACCGGAGCGAGAAAAAAATGGCACAGATACCATCCGGATTCACGTTCAACGACGACATCACCGAAGACGCAAGCGAAAGATTCCCGCCGCCCGCATTGGGCTCCACCAGCATCAACTGGAATGATGCCAGCAGCGTATACGACGCGATACAAAAGGTCAGCGAACAGTTCAAACAAGCGTTCGCCGACCTCATCGACCAGTCCGCAAAAGGCACTGACAATAGCGTGGAATCACGCCTGTTCTTCACCATCGCCGCCTACAGCGCCATGAACGACCTGCACGACATGACCGTCCCCATCTTCTCCAGCACGCTGATGAACCAGCATCCCGACTGGGTGCCGGTCATCAACGGCTGCGAAAGCAACAAGGAACTGATGGAAGCCTGGCCGGACGTGAAAACTGTGCATGACGCACAGATCCAAGCGAACAAAACCGGACGACCGGTACGAGTCCATTTGAAGGACGCCGACGTGGACGCGATCATCTCAGTACAACCGATAAAAGAGGAGGACTTCCATGCTGAACGAGCGGCCTGAAGGCAAAGACAAATTCGGATATGTGCTTATCGGATTGCTTGTTGCCTTCGTTATAATCCTGGTAACTTCGGCTGTCATCTGGAATTCAAATCATCCTGAGAAAGTCCAAGAAAACTTTGAAAAAATCGACACCCAGCAAGCAGAAGAGAAGAAGGGCTCCAAGAGAGGCCCCTACACCATCCAGTTGAAGGACAAAAAAGTAGTGGACTGCGTAGGTGGAACCTTATATACCTATAGCGGGATAAATGTTATACCAACCTGCGATTGGGATCACCCAAGACAGCTGGCCCCTGATGAGAAAGCCAACAGGCAAGCCGTATACGTGACCTTAGGAAACGGCGAACAGGTTCCCTGTGCAGGCAACAGTTACATCGAATGCGGCTGGCAGTTGAAAGACGAACAATGAGTTTCATCAGTCTCACGTCGCATGTAATCCTGCTAATGCTCGTCAGCTGGATGAGCGCCGAACTATTGGCCTCTGGGAATCGGATGATCCGTAGGGTGTTCGGGAAGCTCAGCGTACTGCTCGGCATGTATGCGTTGACATGCCTGCTGATAGACGTATCCAACCTGACCCATGGGCATACCCCGTTCATCGGTCTGCCGGTCAGCGGAATCATGTTGTGCGGGGCGATACTGTATTCGATCCTATTTATTGGCGGACATGGGAGGAAACATTGACCGTTGATTATTCCACTTGGCTAGCATCCTTGCCCAAGTTCTTTTTACCGTCAAAAGGCTCGTTCCTGCTCATTCTGGTCGCATCGTTGCTGGTTCTGTGCTTTTTACTCAACGTCTGCCAGAACCTTACCGTTTTAGGATGGGAGAAGATCCAAGGATTAGTCATCATTGTCATCATCGCCGCCTGGGCGGTCGGAGCTCTTTGGCTTTCAACCAGAATAGGGGTGGAGCCGCAGTATGAGACGTTCGTTGAGAAGACCGAGCGGACATTCGGTGTCAGCCGTTTGAAATGCGAGACTTTAGCCGGATGTCCATCCGATAAGTTGCCGGAAGATAGGACTCCGGCAACGTGGGTGCAAGGCGACAGGTATGTCAAAGGGTGGATACTTGTAGACAACAACAAGGTCAGTCTCGCTGGCTCTCATGGAATCCTGCTAACGAGTAAGGAATCTTAATGCACAAAACAATGACCTATGAGGAGCTGGAACTAAACGGCTGCTACGCGATGCTCTGCGAAGCATTACGCGCATGGTATCGGCTCCAGCATGACCATACGCGCGAACTGGCAGCGAAAACGTTAAAGGACGTGTACGGGTACGAATTCCACTTGAACGGCGGAGGCTGCCCGTGGCGTCTCCCGTCCGTCGACCATGAGTGGGCGTTGAACGGTATGCGCGCTCTAGGCCTGCCGGAAGACAAGTTCGCAGAGAACACGATTGTCCTTGCTCGCCTGCTTGACGGCCAAAAGAAGGACTATGAACTCACGTCGGGACATACCTTGGAAACACCGAAAACCGTATACGGTTCCGACATTGACCGGCTTGTCGTAGTCGAACAATTCCATAATGCGTTCCGCCGTATCACCACCGACTGGGACAATACTCTAAACAGAAAAGCCATGGACAAGAACCTGGAACAATTGCTACCCATGGCCGCGCATGCGGTACGAAGCGACCGTGAGGGCGGGACACCTGAACTGCGGCCGATGCTCGACCTATGCAAGAAAAGGCGGAAAAAATATTGAGTGCCGATAGCAGACTTCTAGTCCAGGCCGTGCGCGAAAGAATTAATCGGGAGCACCTGCTTCTGAATGATGTTGGTGGACAGCTCGGGTGGAGCAGAGACAAGACGAAGAACGTTTTCTCTGGTCGAACCAAACTATCAGGCGACGATGTGCTGGACATTCTCAGCAATCCGAATGTGCCGATTCCGGACTTCAGACGGTATCGCGTGTTCCTGCGGATTAGACAGGCATTGCTCGCTCCGGCGGAAGGCTACGAGTGATCGAAACCATCGAACAGCTTCGCGCGGCCGTCTACGGGCAGGCAGTCGGCGATGCATTGGGTGTGCCATACGAATTCCAAGACCGGGACTCTTTCGCCTGCGCAAACATGATCGGACACGGCACGCATAATCAGCCGGCCGGCACTTGGTCGGATGACACGAGCATGATGCTCGCCACCCTGGATTCGCTGATCGGCAACGACTGGCAAGTGGACATCGAGGACATGCAGCACCGGTTCAACGCTTGGCTATATGACGGCGAATATGCCATCGACGGAAACGTGTTCGACTGCGGAAACACCGTACGAGAAGCACTCCACCGAGGACATGGACTCCATGGCGAATGGGACAACGGCAACGGTTCGCTGATGCGTATCATGCCGCTCGCATTCACCGACGCCGGCCGGGAGACAGTCGGTGAGGTGAGCGCCATCACGCACGCCCACCGGTTGAGCCAAGAATGCTGTTGGGCTTGGGTGCAGCTGCTTCGGTCAGCGTTGCACGGCAACGGTTTAGGTCGTCTCGGTTCATATGCGAAAGGTTACGGGCGTGATTCCGTCAAATCAGGCGGCTACGTGAAAGACACGTTCAACGCCGCCATCTGGTGTGTGGCCAACACCAGCAACTACCGGGACTGCGTGCTCGCCGCCGTCAACCTCGGCGGCGACACCGACACCACGGCAGCAGTCGCAGGAGGCATGGCCGGAATCCTATACGGGCGCGAAGCGATACCGGAAAAGTGGGTGGAGCAACTTCGCGGCAAAGAACTAATCGAACAGATAGTAAAAGTCGGCTAATGGGGTCGATCATCGGCGGCTCTTCGTAGCCGCCTTCCTTGTATGGAAAAAACAGTTCCCGAAAAAACAAGGATCCCGCCACCCCCGTGCAGATAATCTGAAAACCAACAGTCCTTAACGAGAGGCGCCCAAATGGTTGATTCCAGAAAATCCTTACACGCAAAGCAACAACGCCGTCGAGCGAACGGCGAATTCGCGGAGGAACAGGATACCGGTCTGCCCTCCGGCGACACGTTGACGGACTTCGAATGGAAGCGATTGAATAATGCGATGCTCGCCGCCGAAACGAACATCATCATGGATCCGGATGTAGCCGACTGCGCGGGATACGCCACCAGACGATTGGATGAGCTCATCGCCCGTCCGGCGAAACCGGGCGAAACCGATGACATGCCACTGATCATTGAAAACCTGCGATACGATCCACAGGCCCCGGGCGGCTCCCATGCCGACTATATCGCCGACCATATAGAGGCCGCATACGCCGGCATACCGGTCAAAGCGCCTGACCGTACGCAATTGGAACAAGAAACCCGACAGCATATTCTCGAAACCGCATTGGATCCGAACCGGGAGCTCCGCAAGCTCGGTTTGGAACCCGTACAGCTAGGCGAACACACGAACGCATACACGGGACCGCAGCCGGAGGATTGGGTCGGGGATTACGACGAGGAAGCTGCGGAACGCCGCTATGAAGCCGCATGGAAAGGAAAGCAGACCAAGAAGGCCCGGTATGATGCGGCGACGGAGAAACACCTGTCACCGTTGAACGATGACATGCGCGACCTGTACGTGAAGAACGTCGACCGTGGGCTGATCAACGGCAGTGCGTTCGATGACAAGATGGCTTTCGCTGACACGCTGCATGAGCTTCAGGAAGATGGCTGGAATCCGGAAAAAGGTAAGGAATACCGTCAGTCCAAGGACTTCAAGAAACTGGAAAAACAGTTGCTGGACGGGCGGAAACCGACTCGCCGATACCGTCAGATGCGCGACGCATTGTGCGACAACGAACAGGAATACCGACGGTTCATGGCCGCGAAACCCGACGTGTTCAACCCGGACGAAAAGGCGAAGAAGCCATTCGCCGGCCTTGGCCCCGATGTCGGCCAAGCGGCGATGCTGCGCCTGGCCGCCAAACACCGTGGCGTCAAGGGGGCGGTCGCCCTGGCACGCTGGGATCCGGGCATCGAATACACGGTGCCGGACGCGAAACACCACACGTTCCGCATGGAGCATGACCGGCCGGGAATCGGACACATGAGCGACGGCAGCACGTATCCGGTGGGCCACACCATCATCACCGCGAACGGCATTAAACCGTCGAGCGTGATGAGCTGGATCCACCGTGAAAAGCCCGGTTCTCCTGAATGGGAGCATCGGGCACGGCAACGGTTCATGGAACAGAATGGTGGCGACTGGCATTCTGCCAGCTGATCGTATTCTGCTTCGCTAAGCGCACCGAAACTCCGGTGCGCTTTTTTGTTTTTTTCAATATCCCATTTACGTGTTATATTGAATATGTCCACATAAAAAAATGAAAGAGGAAACCAATGAGCATCACAATCAACGGCCAAACCAGCCCAGCCACAGAATTCGCATGGGACGGCTGTCACAAAATCTACCTGCTCGACAACGGCGACGCCGACAAGAACGGCAAATACGGGTACATGCTCTCCAAGAACGGAGAAGCCGGATACAAGGTGCTGCCAGTCTCGGAACTACAGCGCGTATGGGACCAATCCTGCCCGCTCCGCTTCATCAACAACTGGGCGCTCGACAAGAATTATGTTCCCCAATGTTACGAGAAGCCCGTCACCATCGAAGCGCGTTGAAAGAGAAAACCATGAAATCATACAAGACATACGCGGAAGAATACGGTCTGGATATCGAAGTCGTCCGATGGGTGTTCAACCACATTCGCGTCACCCGATACGTCATGTCGGAACCTATCGGATACAAGATCGCCTTCAAATATCTCGGCCAGCCGGTTCACCTTTCATCGGAGTGGAAAACCGGAGTCGCCGAAAAATCGTTCCGGGAAATCGTCAATATACGAAGAAAAGCCATCACGACAGAAGCAAACCCGGAACTCGTTCCAGACAAGGATTAACATGCCGTTATTCACGCGCATAACTCTCAACCCAGTCAACCCGGACGTGCGCAAAGTGCTGCGCTCCCCCGAAGCGATTCACGCCGTGGTCAGCGCCGCCACCTCCGGCAGTAGCCGCCCGTTGTGGCGTTTGGACGGGGACAGGCTGTACATCGTCTCCGACCAGTTGGATACGGATCGGCTCGAAGCCCGACTGGGCAAGCCGATCATCAACACGCTCGACTACCGGCCGTTCCTCGACAAGCTACAGAACGGTGAGACACGTCGCTTCACGTTGACGGCCACACCGGTAGTCAGCAAGGACGGGAAACGCACACCGTTGCGTACTCCCGCCGGAATGCACCAGTGGGCGGAAGGCAAGCTCACCCAGGCCGGAGCCCGTTTGGATGCGTTGGATATTCTCGACGTTCACGCCACCCGATTCAACCGTCAGGGCCGCAAACTTACGTTCCACACTGTCGAATACACGGGAGAGATCACTATCACCGACCGTGACAAGCTCACCCAAACGATGCTCTCGGGTATCGGCCACGGCAAGGCCTATGGATTGGGTCTGATGCTGCTTTTCTAACCAATGACATGCGATAGTCGAAAGAAGTCTTATGGCAAACCATTCATTCAACCTCGTCACCGAACCATGGGTCCCCGTACTCGCAAACGGCGAGCACGAGTCCTACTCTCTGGAAACCCTGTTCGATCAGCCGACCTCTATCCGACAACTGGATATAGCCGACCCGTTGGAACGAGTCAGCATCATGCGACTGCTGCTCGCCATCATGTACGCGGCACGTCAGGAAGGATACTCGTCCCCGGCGGGGGCAAAACGCATCATGGAAGCCGGGCGTGACCAGGAAATCATCGACTACCTACACGCATGGGCACACCGGTTCGACCTCATGTCGGAAACAGAACCGTTCCTGCAAGTCGCCGGCATGATGCCGCAAGGCAAACCCAAGGACTACGGTTTCACCCGACTCCACCCCGCAATGCAACGCCCCCTCTGGCAGACCCACGACCCATACAAGCCCGTCACCCCTGCGGAAGCGGCACGAATGCTGCTCGTCTGCAACATGTACGATGTGGCCGGAGTCCACACCGGCATGAACGGCGACCCGAAAGCCGCGGAAGGCAAACGTACCCCACAGGGGGTGGCGCAGGCCGGAGGACTCGCTATTGCCATCATCGACGGAAACAACCTGTGGGAGACCCTAGTGTTGAACTTCTGTCCCACGAATAATGGCAACAAGCCCATCTGGGAGTATCCACCGCTCGAATGCGCGGACATGGAACCGGACGCCACCGGCCCCGCATACTATTACACGTACCCGTCCCGCCGAATCCGACTGCTCTGGAACACGGACGGCCTATGCACCGGCGCCTACGTCACCTACGGGAACCGTTCCGAATGGACGGCCCCGGAAAACGAATACATGGCCTTCTGGACTCAGGACAAGACCGGCAAACCCAAACCGGTGAACCTCACGTTCGGCCCGCTGATCGACCGACCATTATGGACGCAATGGGATAAGGCGTTCGTTGAACCTGACGGCGACGAACACTATCCCGCAACATTCTTATGGGCATCGAACTTCAATTCGACCGTCAGCTTCGACACGGTTGCAGCCCAATACGGCAGCCAGTCCAGCAGCATCGCACGAATCCGCCAAGACCACATGACCTTGGATATGCGGCGTATCCATGAACATGCAAACGTCAGCGCCATCGTGGACAAACTCGTCAAACAGGCATGGCCGAAGGTCGGCAACGGAGACAATCCGCATGATGCTTGGGCCAAAGCCGATACGGCGATGCTCCCCTATCTGGCAGGCGGAAAGGAACCCGACCTTGACTAACAGCTACCTCACATGGGCACGACCCCGATTCGCCCGCCTGCAAGACGGCTACCTGAACGGCACTTACACGCGCGCCGACCTCGCCAACCTACGCAACAGTTTCAAAAAACCTTGCGGCTCGGATCCGAAGGCATCCAAATGGTCGTTGAACGGCATGAAATACCGCGGTTTCAGCAAACCAACCCTCATGGAACAGGCATCATGGTACGCATTCGGCCTATACGCCTACCATCAGCAAGGCAACCAGTGCAAACCCATGTACGTGGAGGGTGAACACTTCAACACGGCTTTACGCACGTTGGCCGATACCGGCGAAGACGTTGACGAGCTCTACAGGAAAATGATGAACGCGCGAAACATGCAGGAGGCCGCACCGTTCTGTCTACGTATAATCCGACTGTTTAACGAGTATGACATTCCATTGGATCACGCCCTGCTGGCATTGGATCTGGCGAGACTCAGCAAACCGGACTCGGCAAACACAGTGCGGCGCGACTGGGGCCGACTGCTCAACTGATTGTCCGCCGGCCTGCGATCAATGGACAATCAACTCAGGAAACAGGTATGCAATTTGCATAGACGGCTCACGCATGACCTCAAAAACGTTGAAAACTAAACTACCTACCCCGCACACGCGGGGATAAGCCGTAATCGCCACGCTGCACATCCTCCAAGGTCTGACCTACCCCGCACACGCGGGGATAAGCCAGTCCGGGTCGGAATCCGACCACGGGTGAGCCTACCTACCCCGCACACGCGGGGATAAGCCTGTCGGCGGCGGTCATGCTCAGGTTAGGACTGAACCTACCCCGCACACGCGGGGATAAGCCTAGGCAGAATCTAATTGCCCAATTTTGGCAGTAACCTACCCCGCACACGCGGGGATAAGCCTTCATCAGGAAAAACGACACCAAAGCCAAAGCAACCTACCTCGCACACGCGGGGATAAGCCTAAACCTCGATAGAGCGATTGCGGTATATGACCTACCCCACCTACCTCGCACACGCGGGGATAAACCGCGGGGCGACATGCCGTAGAGCCAACGGAAAGACACCTGCCCCGCACATGCGGGGATAAACCCCTGTGAGCCACTTTTATTGACATCTGACTTTTCTCTGTTATACTGAATATGTCCACATAAAACAGAAAGAGGAACCAATGACCAACATCATCGAAAAACCCAAGACCAACACACTCATCGAAGAATACCGCCAACAGGCACTGGCATACGGGCACGAAAAAGCAATCCGCACCTTCGCCACCCCCATGCTCCAAGCATGGGAGAAAGCCTGCGAAGGATACGCCGACGAAGACACGGAACTCGAAGGGTTCGCGGACCTCATGTCCGAAGTATTCAACGTCAGGGATGCGGCAATCGCCGCCGCCATCAACCCACGATTCAAGATCGGGACCATCATCAATCTCGCGGCGAAAGCCCACACGCCATACTATAAGAGGCTTCTTTCCAAAACACTTGCCGACGGGTTCACCAACCCCGACATCAAACCCGACCACAACCGGCTACACAATGCCATCACAACCGCATGCGGTCTCACCGACCTTGCCTCGGAGAAGAAGTACCGCGCCCATCCCCTTGCCGTCGCCGCCTATCTCTCATGGTGGGGCGGGAAGATGGAACAGGCATATTCCTACGCGATTCTCGCTCTCGATGCGGACCGGACCACGAGTCTCGCTGCACTCGTTCTGGTCGCGCTGTCGAAGGGCAAAAAGCCCGCCTACCTCAACTAGTCCTCACCATCGTTCGCGGGGGCTTCCCGCCCGACAGCCCCCCCCACGGACAAAACGGAACCAATCCACCATCCACCAAAGAAAAACCAAATATCAGGAGAAACAATATGGGATTGTTCATCGACATCCACGCCATCCAGACCCTTCCGCCCGCCAACCTCAATCGCGACGAGAACGGACGACCCAAAACCTCCATCTACGGTGGCGTGCCACGTATGCGCGTCAGCTCACAAGCATGGAAGAAGGCCATTCGCGACAACTTCCGCGACACCCTCGACACCGGCAGGCTCGGCTCGCGCAGCCGTGAGTTCACCAAGATGATCGCGCAGCGCATCAACCGTGATCCGGAGGACGAGCATCTGCTGAAGGTCACCGGCGAACTGATGAAGGCGGCCGGCCTTCCCTCTGACAAGAACCGACCCGGCAGCACTAGCGCGCTCCAGTTCTTCGGTGAACAGCAGTGGCAGAAGCTCGCCCAATATGCGGAAGAGGCATACGGCAGCACCGATCCGAAGAAGTCCGTCGCCTCCCATCGTACGGACATCAAGAAGCTGCTCGACTCCGACCGGAGCATCGACATCGCGTTCTTCGGACGAATGAGCGCCAGCAGCGACAAGGGCACCGGCAGCGAGTACGTGGTGGATGCGGCCAGCCAGTTCGCGCACGCCATCAGCGTGAACCGAGCCGACGTGGAAAACGATTATTATGCGGCTGTTGACGACTGCGACAACACGAGCGGCGCCGGCATGATCGGTGAAACCGGATACTTGAGCGCCACCCTCTACCGTTACGCCTGCGTCGACGTGAACCTGCTGAACCGTAACCTCGGATACGATAAGGAAGCCGTGCGGCTCGCCCTGTCCACGTTCCTGAACGCCTTCGCATTGAGCCTGCCATCCGGCAAGCAGAACAGTTTCGGACATCAGACGCTCCCCTCGTTCATCGAAACCGTAATCCGCACCGACCGGCCCATCAACCTTGTAGAGGCCTACGAGAAGCCGGTCACCACGGACACGATTCCCACCAGCGTGCAACGACTGCTCGAACAGCAGGCCGACTATCAGAACACGTACGGTCTGGCCGCAGCCGACACGTTCACCATGGCCGACCTGAACGCGCGCAAGGCGATGGGCAAGGAGCAGCAGGAAACACTGCTCACACTCCCCCAACTGGTCACAGAAACCACCAGCACCGTCATCAAGGCACTCTGATCACCATGCCGACCCTACTCCTCCAGTTGAAAGGCCCATTGCAATCATGGGCCACCGAAGACGGGTACACGCACCGCAACACCGGCAGCCTACCCACCAAAAGCGGAGTCATCGGACTCGTCGCATCCGCTTTGGGACGTGCCCGCGGAAGCGACATCAGCGACCTCGCAGCCCTCCGATTCGGCGTGCAACCAGTCCATACAGGCCCACGGTTGACGGACTTCCAAACCATGGGCAAACGAGCTGACGGCAAACCCAACCCGTTGGAGACGAAGGAATATCTACAGGATTCCACATTCACCGTCGGATTGGAATCCACGGACCTGCGACTCCTCATCAGAATCGGCGCCGCTATCCAACACCCCGTATACATGCCATACCTAGGACGACGCGCCTGCCCACCAGCCGGCCCTATTCGAGTCGGACTGGTCGACAAACCGTTGGAACAGGCATTCAAAGGCAAGGAACGGATACATGTTGAGACCGTCGACGGCGTGGAAGCACACTGGGATCAACCGGCCAACAACCGAGTGTTCCAGGCACGCTACTCCAATGCCATCGACCCGTTATTCAATGCGGTAGCCGAAGCACAGAAAAAGCTGAAGCCATGAGCGACTTCACGCCGGCGGACTTACCACGAGTGTCGGAACGAATACCATATTTGTATCTGGAGCAGTGTGTCATCAAACGCGCGAACAATGCGCTGGTAGCGGCGGACGAGAACGGCGAAGCCGCATTGCCTATCGCTACCATCGCGGTACTCATGCTCGGGCCCGGCACAACCATCACACATGATGCCGTCGTCCTGGCAAGCGACACCGGCGCGATCATCGTATGGGCCGGAGAGCAGGGAGTCCGCCACTATTGCAGCGGTTCCGCACTCACCGGCTCCACCAGACTGTTGGAACAGCAGGCCAGACTCGTATCCAACGAACGATCCCGCCTCATGGTCGCCCGACGAATGTACGCGATGCGATTCCCCGGCGAAGATCTGTCCCATACGACGATGCGCCAACTGCTCGGCATGGAAGGCACCCGAGTCGCAGCCCTGTACACGGCTGAGGCGAAGCGCAACGACATACAATGGCACGGCAGGAAATGGGATGACCGTGGCGGAGCGGTCAACATCGCACTATCCACGGCCAACAGCTGCCTGTATGGTGTAGTCCATGCGGCGATCACCGCATTGGGATGCAGTCCGGCACTCGGTTTCGTTCACTGCCACAACCGCCGCTCGTTCCTCTTCGACATCGCGGACCTGTACAAGGCGGAGTATTCGATCCCGCTGGCTTTCCGACTGCACGCCTGCACTCCCAGCCTGGTTGACGGAATCGCACGACGACGAATGCGCGACATGATGCAGGACGGCAGACTGCTGGAACGTTGCGTACATGATGTTTCCACTCTCCTCTCGGAGGAGCCCGATAACGAGGACAATTGTTCCGTCTGGACTGGCGGGCAACGATACGGGAAAGCCGGTCAATCGTGGGCACCGTCGTGATACGACTCGAAAGCGCTCCACAAGGACTGCGCGGACACCTATCCCTATGGATGGTGGAAATCAGCAGCGGCGTATACGTCGGAGACCTCAACACCCGGATACGTACGCGACTCTGGCAACGAGTCCTCTCGGAACTCGGTACGGGCAGAGCGACGATGGCATGGCATTCCCAGCATCAGCTACATGTCAGCAGCCAAAACGGAAAGAAGACGATAACCGCTTTCGACGGAACCATCCTAATGTCCAGACCGCCTAAAGCCAAAGACAATACGGCCTGAAAACAGGTACGCAATTTGCATAAACAGCCCTCGCATGGCATTGAAAACGTTGAAAACTAAACTATCTACCCCGCACACGCGGGGATAAACCGATGTCGTTGGTCGCGTAACCGCACAGCGTCTCATCTACCCCGCACACGCGGGGATAAACCTGATTTTCTGACGCAATTGTTGCTGTGCGCTGCATCTACCCCGCACACGCGGGGATAAACCGGAGGTTTCACCAAGGGAGTTGCGGAAGCTTCTATCTACCCCGCACACGCGGGGATAAACCCGAACGTCATACGGTCGCCATCGTTCCGGTGAAATCTACCCCGCACACGCGGGGATAAACCTAAACGCCACGAAGCGTGGTGCATCGAGGTCAAATCTACCCCGCACACGCGGGGATAAACCGAGCGAGCCAGCCCCACCAAGGAATGTAGATGCATCTACCCCGCACACGCGGGGATAAACCCTTTCACCACAGAGCATACACACATACATGTATATCTACCCCGCACACGCGGGGATAAACCGATAGCCGTGTGACGTTTGCCAGACATGGATACATCTACCCCGCACACGCGGGGATAAACCGTCCAACCTGATTGAGGAGGTCGATTGGCATGAATCTACCCCGCACACGCGGGGATAAACCTCCGGCAGACCCTGATTAGCCTGATATGAGATGATCTACCCCGCACACGCGGGGATAAACCGTATGCCGCGCGTAGTCTTGCAGCCTCTCAGGTATCTACCCCGCACACGCGGGGATAAACCGAGCGAAGCTGTGATGGCCATGGGCGAGGATGCATCTACCCCGCACACGCGGGGATAAACCGAACCCCTTGGACGATGCCATCGAAATCACGGCATCTACCCCGCACACGCGGGGATAAACCGTGGACGACATGACCCCCCAAAACGAGGAACGTCATCTACCCCGCACACGCGGGGATAAACCGCAGATCACGTCGGTGGGACGCAGCTTCATGGCATCTACCCCGCACACGCGGGGATAAACCCCCTGTACCAGTTCACGATTGCCGCAATCATCCATGAGTGGGTGCAGGAGCATCTTGAGGAGGTGGAGAAGTAGATGGCGGGTAACTCAAATCTGGGTGCCGCGAAAGACGCAAAGAACGACGAGTTCTATACGCAGCTAACGGACATAGAGAAGGAGCTTCGTCATTATCGCAAGCATTTCAAGGGCAAGACGGTGCTCTGCAACTGTGATGACCCGTTCGAGAGCAACTTCTTCAAGTATTTCGTGCTGAACTTCAACCGCCTCGGGTTGGAGAAGCTGATTGCGACATGCTACGCGACATCACCCATCATGGGTCAGCAGCTTTCGCTGTTTGACGTTGTGGGCGGCGAGGAGGAACAGCGCAACAAACCATACAAAGCTGTGGTGACGAAGGTATATGACACGACGGGCGATGGCGGCGTTGATATGTATGACGTCGCGGAGCTGTTCAAGCAAGGGGAAAATGAACTTGTCGAGCTTGAAGGTGACGGAGATTTTCGGAGTCTCGAATGCTTGGAGTTGCTGAAAGAAGCTGACGTGGTTGTGACCAACCCTCCGTTTTCGCTTTTCCGCCAGTATGTTTCAACGCTGGTGGATTTCAAGAAGGATTTCGTCATCGTCGGTCCTGATAAGGGACGCAAGTACAAAGAGACATTCCCCCTTATCAGAGATAACAAAATGTGGCTTGGCGCCACAAATCCAAAGCGTTTTTACGTGCCCGACTCCTATCAGAGCGATAGCGTAAAAGTCGATGACGACGGTCGCCGATACATGCAGATGGGAAATATCTGCTGGTATACGAACTTAGACATCAAGAAGCGTCATGAGGAGTTGATTCTTTTTCGGCGCTATGAGCCAGAAAAGTACCCCTCGTATACGAATTTCGACGGGATTGATGTAGCCCATGTCAGCGACATTCCGTGCGACTATGCCGGTGCCATGGGCGTGCCGATTAACTTTCTTGATAGCTACAACCCGGAGCAGTTCGAGATTATCGGGCTGGGCGAAGGCGATTTGGCCAAGGAAATCGGAATTACGCGAAACAAAAGAGGTCGTACAGACCTTGAGGTATGTGATGACGATACCTATCGGCGACCATTTGCTCGCATCGTCATCCGCAACCGTAATCCTGAGCAACCAAAGGAGGTACAGCAGTAATGCATATTAAAATGTTTTCCCATTTGCCTGTTATACTGAATACGTTCACATAGAAATGAAAGAGGAAAAACAATGAGCCCTTCGGAAGCCAGTGCCACGAAAATCCCTGCCACCTCCATAGACCGGCACTAATTGGAGTGGGGGCAAAAATGAATCATCCAGACCAACTCAGCCGTGAATATGCGGCGATCCTTCCCGCCTTGAAAGACCACGGCTATCGAGCCGACGTGAAAGCAAGCATCGCCGACGAACGTTTCATCTTGGTTGTCAGCGGCAAACCCACCACAAGAATCTACCGGGACGGAGGATGGGTTCGCGACGATGGTGCGAGAGGATCCACTCCAGCCGACCTACTCAGCTTCTACAAGCATGAGCATTACACGGAAGCCCTGAAACATTGGACGAACAAGGATTGGCGTGGAATCGCCCGTGACCTGCTAATCGACAACGGTGTCCGCATGGGATCGGTCCTGTCCGCCGTTTTCGAGGGTGCTCATTTGGACGTGGAGTATCGACCGTTATCCGGCCCGGTGGAAACCATACGTTTCAACCGTGTGCAAAGGAAAACGGAAGACATGCTGAATCGCATGCGACAGGCGAACATGGCCGACCAACTGTCGGAAGCCGCATAAAAACCACGCAACTTATTCAAATCAACAAGGAGATTCACCCCAGTGAGGACACTAATCCAGGCCCTGAAGACCAAAGAGTTGAGGAAGAAGATTCTCTTCGTCCTGTTCATCATCGTCGTCTACCGCATCGGTTCGTTCATTCCGACCCCTGGCGTGGACTACAACGTGGTGAACAAGTGCATGGCCACTATCGGCAGCGCCTCCCAGGAGAACTTCATCGGACTGGTGAACCTCTTCTCCGGTGGCGCTATGC